TTCCCAACAACTTCAGCTATAACACTTAAAATCGGTTGCAATGCACTTTTTAAATCTGTCATTGCCTTTTCCATCTTTATAGCTGGATCTGAATCCATAGCACTAACTGCTTCGTTTAAGCCTTCTTGATTTTCTTCAAGTGACATAACTTCTTCATTAGCACGAATTATAGTGTTAGTTATTGCATTTCCTTGCTCTTCCCATAGTGTTCCGTAAACCTTAACTCCAATTTGATTTTGAAGGGTACTATCATCTATAGCAGAAATAGCTTTTGCCACTTCAACCATAGCATCTTTACCACTTTTCCCACCTGCTGCAACATCTTGTCCCCATTTTTGGACTTGTTTTGATGATATGCCTATCTTATTAAATAATTTAGCAGTTTCTTCATCTATCCCTTGTCCAAATTCACTTAATACAATTCTACCTTCTTTCAGGCCATCTAACAGATTATCTATATTCCAACTTCCTGTATCTACTCCAGCCTTCATTATAGCTTGTATTTCTTCAGCACTATATCCCGCTCTACTTAGTTGACTTCCGTATTCTGTTATTATATCTAATTGATCTGGTGGAAAACCTACCTTTAGTAAACTATTTATCAAGCCTAATGCTTCATCATTGTCTAATTCTAATGAACTAGCCAGCTCATAACTTTCTTGAATCAGCTCATTAAAATCTATCCCATCATAAGCTTTAGAAATTGCAGCAGCATACTTAGTCATACTTATTTTTTCTTCATCACTATATCCTTTATTAAGAGCCCATTGCTTTCTAACTCCTTCTAATGCTTCCTCTGCATCTATTCCATAAGCTATAACTGCATTTGTTGCCTCTTTAACACTACCAATAGATTCCTCTGGAACATCAAAGGATATATCTATTTTAGTGTTTAAAGATGAAACATCTAAGGACTTCTCTATTAGCTCACCTAATCCTGCTACAGCCCCTGCCCCTGCTGCTAAATTAACTAGCTCATTTCCTAAATCTTTTACGCTATCACTTGCTTCTTCTGAACTTTCTTCAACTTTATTAAAGTCACTTTTTAATTGCTTTACTTCAGCTCCATCAAGTTGAGATATCTTACTTTTTAAGTCCTTTATAGACTTTTCTGTAAATTCAACTTCTCTTCTAAATGCCCTGTATTGTTTCTCTCCAATATCTCCACTTTGAAATTGCCTTTCTACCTCTTCTTCAGCAGATTTTAGCCTATTTAATTTTTCTGTGGTATTTTCTATTTGCTTTGTTAAAATCTCTTGCTTTTGTGCTAATGCTTCAACATTCCCTGGATCAAATTTTAATAGCCTTTCTACGTCTCTTAACTCACCTTGTAAGTCAATGGACTTAGATGTAACATCCTTCATAGCTTTCTCTAATCCAGTTACTTCACCATCAAGCTCAATAGTTATACCTTTTATTCTGCTCTTTCCTGCCACCTTCTCACCTCCTAGAAGGAATCAAAATCAGCTTGTGTTGCTTTTCTACACTTCTTCTTATCTGGAGAATTATTACTAACTACCTCTTCCATGTAATCAATACACATCCCTATAGTCATATCTTCCATATCACTTTTATCTAAATCTACTTTTTTACATAAAAAAAGGAATAGTTCAGTTGACATAACCTCACTATTTCCTTCTTCATTTTCTATTTTTTTTTAGTTTGCATACTTGATAAAATCAAATCTTGTAATTCAGGAATTATATCAAACAAAGGAAATTCTTCAAATTCATCAAGCCATGTAATAGGATCTGGAATTTTCTTATTTGCCGTTTTAGCAAGAACCCAAATTATGTTATAAAACACTTCAAAGTCAAGCTTATCTATCTTTTTCAAATCTATCTTTTTAGGATTAAAACCATCTAAACTACTTAATTTCATTATATCCACAAAGAAATCTTTACCGAATTGAGCTTTATATCTTAGTGGCGTTGCTGCAGTTGATTTAAAACTTACTTTCTTATTATCAATTTCAATAGTTTTTTCCACACATAACTCCTCCTATGCTTTAGTTGTAAAATTAATAATTTTATTAGCCTGCAATGCACTTCCATCTATAGCTCTAATTGTTTTAAGTGCTGTTGCTATATAAACTGTACTATTAGATAAATTTGAACTAGGTGTAAATGTAACTGTCTTTTTATTTTCTTCTAATTTGAAACTCCCCGGAACTTCTTCACCTGAAGATTTCATAATAACAAAGTTTGAAGCTTCTGCATTAGTTTGCTCTAATTCTTTATTAAAAGTCCAAATAATCTTAGAGTTCACCTCAACATTAGAAGCTTCATCTGCTGGAGAAACTGTTACTGTTAATGGAGTATCTGCTTTCTCATATACTTTTTTATACCAATTATCATATATTGATTTTGGTGTTGATGTTGATGTCCTAGATTTAACACGTAAATCTGTAGCTCTTGGACTAGATACAAATGCTAACTCATTTGTATTAGGCTCTTTTGCATTTGTTTGAGTTGAAGATGATATTGTTGGTCTATTAGCACTACAACAATACAGTACATGTCTAATAGCTTTAACATCACCATCAAACTCAAACATTAAAGCGAACTTTTTCCCCACGCTATTTGACTTTTCTGTTACAACTTTATCTTCTTCATCTAGTACTTCTCCCAAACACTCTACTGCAAACTTTTCAGGAATATTTGCAATAGTTAATGTACCATCATACCCCTGATTATTTCCCGCAGAATAGTACAAAATATCATCAGCATAAAATTCGCTCATATCACCTCTAGGCTCTAAACTTATTTCAACAGATCCTGGTATCGGTGTAGGAGTTCCATATTTTATCCCATCTTCACTTTCTGTAATAACAGAATAATGGGTGTTCTTAAGACCAAATGTAACTTTGTTATCCATTATATCAACCTCACTTCATATATTTTTTGAAATAATTTTTCTGATTCTATCCATTCTTCGGTAGCTTCATAAGCTATATCATTTTTATCTAATATATCTTCTAACTTCTTTTCAGCTTCCAAGTCTTTTTTTACTGTGTATAACTCTATTTGTACATTATCTACCCTCTTATAAACCTTATTATCTGCCATAAAATTCGAGCTATATGGACAAAGATAAGTTATATATGGTGGAGAAGGTAATGGATTCTTTGGATTTGAAGTAAAGTGTGAGTAAGCAACCGGATATCCTGTTCCTTTTAAAACTTCATTTAAATCTTGTAATGTCATCTTTTTATCACCTTCTCTACACCTTCTGTAAAATCTTTTATTACCTGCTCTTCAACTGGCCTTATATGTGGTTTAGCAGCTACTCTTCCACCATTAACCTTTGCATGTCCATACTCTAATAAATGAGTTAATTGATAATCAGTTTTGTTATGAACTATCTTTTTACCATTTATATCTGATACTCTCCAACCTTTTTTATATCTCTTTGTATTCCCCTCAGGACTTGTTTCTTTTAATCTTTTAACTGCTTTTTTTGATACAATTTCTTTTTCCTTTTCAATTCCTTTAACAATTTCATCTTTGTATTCTGCTAAAGCTTTAACAACTTCCTCCGATAATCCTTTTACATTAGTTTTAGGCATTTCCTAACACCTTCTCACATGTTAATTCAATATTTTCTGTGTCAACGATGTATGTTCGTATTATTTTATACTCATTATCTTCAAATTTAACTTTTTCTTGATCATTATAATCGACTATTCTTACTTTAAATACTAGGGATGGCTTAAGTCCTGTAGTTGCTGCGTTGTAAAATTCACTTCTAGAAATTGATTTAACATTGCAAAATACTTCTTCTTCAATAGGTATTGGAATCTGATTTCCTATCTCATCAAACTCATATTCCTCTGATATTAGTGTCACTTCACTTTGCCACATTATAATCACCACACAAACTTAAAGATTGCTTAAGCAAATCATATGATTTTTGATATTTCTCACTATCCTTATTATCAAATCCAAAATTAGCTTTACAGTAAACTATAATTGCCCTTTGAATAATTGGATCATCATCATTTATATTTCTAACCCCACCAATAGATAAATCTATTTTACAAGCTTTAATTAAATCAGCTATTTCACCATCTAATTTATTAGATTTAATTCTAAGTACCAGCTTAACTTTTTCTAGCATTTTATCACCTCAAGAAAAGAAGAATGCAATTATACATTCTTCTTAGTGATTGTTACTAACGAACCTTTATCTACTACCTTACCATCTGCTAACATAATTGCTTTTGTAACCATATCATCTGTATCATTATCCTCGTATCTCTTAATAGTCATATTAAGATTAGTGTTTAGAACATAATCAGCCATGTTAAATAAAGCAGCTACAATAGTATCCTCACCTGGAGCATCTACATAATTACTCATATAATCATTGCAAATAACTGGTCTTCCTAAAAGCATTCTTTCTTGCTTTCCTGATATTCCATAATTCACTCTTCCGATTGGTTGCCCAACACTATCTTTTAATGAAGCATAAGCCATAAATGTCTTTTTAGTCATTAACCATACTGCCCCAGTTTCATAAGCTAAAGGTAAAGCTGCTTCTGCATTTTCTAAATTTTCTAATGCAGGCTTATCAGCTTTAGCAATATCAATATTTTGCCCTTCAGAAACTGTTTCTTTTAATATACCTTTTGGTTGATTTATTCCTGTCCCGCTTATAATAGCTTGCTCTAAAGCCTTTGTCATTGCCTCAACAACATTGTTTATAAACGCAACTTCAAATACTGGTAAAGCCATTGTTTCTACTTCTAAGCTGTTAGAAATAGCACATCTTAACTTATATGCTCCAAAAGTAATAGATCCAATAGTTTTCTTTTGCTTATCACTTCCTGAACCTTCTGCTACCCAAGTTGCAACTGGTTTAACTGTAGATGTAGGAATAGCAACTCCGCCCTTATATGATGTTCTAGTTACTAAAGGAAGTATCATTCCTGTACTTTCCATCTTTTCGATTATCTTTGATAATACTGTTTCTGGAATTAATTTCCCCACATCTGTAGTTTTAGTATTTTCATTTGAATTTGTGAATTTACTATCTATTGGAGTACCATTTACAACGTAATTCATAAATGCTTTTCTGTACTCAATAGTATTTGTTAGATCTTCATTTTCCACATTGCCTAAGATTCCTAAAGAACCATTCGCATTTACTGGAGAACCTCCTGCAACTGCAACCTTTGAATTGTCTCTCAATGCTGCCAAGTTTGCCATTTGAGTAGCTTCTTCTTCAAACTTATTATCTAATTCTGTTATCTCTTGCATTTTAGCTTTTCCTTCTTCTAATTTCCCTTCATTAATTAAACTTTCTGCTTCTGTGTAAAGTCCATTTCTTAATTCTAAATATTTTTCTTTATTCATATTTAACACTTCCTTTTAATTTTATTAACTCTAGTTGAGCTTTTATTTTTTCTTGTATAAAAAAATCACCCTTATTCTTTTGAATAGGATGATTAGTTCCTGGATTATAATTCTTAAACTTTTCTAATACTTTATTATCTAATTTCCCTATACTATTACAAAAAGTAATAGCATTATTTTTTAATGAATTAAGTAAATTTTTATCTACTTTTTCATCAGAATACATTATTTCATCTATTAACCCTAATTCTAAAGCTTCATCAGCAGTTAACCATGTTTCTTTATCCATAAGATTATATGCTTCTTCTTCTGTCATTCCTGTTTTCAAAATATAGGCATTAGCAACCGTCTTATTAGCTTTCTTTAAAACCGCATTGCAAATTTTTTTTAACATTTGCCAATTAGCCTTATTATCAACTAGTATAGGTGAGTTTATTTCAGCACCTCTTTCTAGTGATGAGTCACAACGAACTGGCCATAATTCCGAAAAATACCTTTCTAATAATAGGCGAGTAGTAACAGTATTAATTCCCTCAAATTCTATTTCAAGCCCAAAAGTATTATCACAATCTAAATTAATACTATCCCTAAGTTCTAGCTGGTATTTATTTTCTAAAGCAAATAATTCCTGTAAATCATATCCTTTCAAATTAGAAAAAATGCAATTATCTTTAGGAGGCAAATATTTAAATATTGTAAAGTCATTTACTAGTTCATCTTCATTCATCGTTATTTCCTCAATCTATTATAGTTATCCATCTCTGCATTCAAGCTTTTTTTCAATTGTTTAATATAATTAGCATCCGAATTTAAGTTACTCCTACATTCTTTTAGTTCTCTTACAGCTCTATTACGATTAGCGATGGGAAGGTCAAGCTCTGTAGAGGCTTTATATAAACACAAT